GCTCTGAACAAAATCAAACGTGAAAGTATGTTTATCAATATGCTTGAGACTGTTCACGTTAAAGAAGCTGAGATCCTCATTCTTGTTAAGGACAAGGCTCTGGGTTCTAAGTATAAGATCACCAAAGAGTTGGTATCTGAAGCATATCCAGATATTCGTTGGGGAGGTCGTTCCTGATGGGAAAAGGTTGCAGAATATTGCACCATGACTGTGATCCCACTTTAGCCGAAGATAGATCATTGCCTTACACTGCATATCTGGTAGAATATTTACTAGATGGCAAACCTCACTATGATATTGCAATTGCACCAAAGAGGGTTGATATTTTTGATGACTATTGGGACAAATATCGACAGGATTTAATTAAAATGACACAAACAGAGGGTAGGTGTAATCCTAAACTCTGGGGAGCCCAACAGAAAGACAAGAAAAAATGAGTGAAGCCAAAATTGATGTTAATGCTGAAGAGTTTGGTAAAGTACTGAAAAAGTACAAAAAACTCAAGAAGTATATGAAATCTAACATCTTTGAGATTCATCGAGTAAATGGATCTGAAAGTGTTATTTCAAGCCTAACCAAAGATTACATGGATCTAGATGATGAAAACTTCGGACTACAACAGACTGATTCCTACGAGGGTAAAAACAACGCCACAATTAGTGGAGGAAGCGAATCAAGCTTTGTTTCGAGTGACGATGAATCTTCCTCAAGCAGCTAAACACTGTGGAATGACCGAGAAAGAAATGAAAATGACTTTCTGGGAATTTTTAAAGTATCACCCAACTGATTATGAGACATCAGATAATTGATGATTTTCTTCCTGCAGATCAATTTAAAGATCTGCAGGATTTTATGTTGGGCAGAGAAATTCAGTGGACTTTCTTAGATGGAGTTGCTACTCCTGGAGACGGGTATCACCAATTTACTAAGATTTTTTATAATCACTTTCAACCCTACCCAGACTTTAATAGACTTGGTGGTGTTATTCAGTCCATAAATCCTGTTTCTATAGTGCGAATAAAAGCAAATATGCACCTTCGCACGGAAGAAGTTATACAACATCCATTTCATACAGACGTTGACGATTGCAACACTGCCATATATTATGTAAATAGTAACAACGGTAAAACTATTTTTGAGAATGGTCTGGAAGTCGAAAGCATTGAAAACCGTCTGCTAGTTTTCGACTCGAATGAAAAACACACAGGAACTACATGTACTGACAGTCTTCGTAGGTGTGTTATTAATTTCAATTATCACCTCTAATATGGTATAATTATGGAGAAAGAAAAACTCAAACTGATTGTAAGAAATCTAGAGCTTCTGGTAGAAGCTTTAAAGTCTGAGGTTTATTCGGACACAACTTCCTATCTTCCTACAGATAAGGACAAAAAACTTGGTTTTTATGAAGGCCGAGATGATGACGATGGTTACCCTGATTAAACTATGAATGTAAAATTAGTAAGTGTTACTCCCGATGCGGAGCAGACCATGGCATATATTGCCCGTGTGTCTAACCCCTCTAACCAGGACAATGAAAAGTATGCAGGGTTACTTCGGTATTGCATTCAACATAACCACTGGAGTGTGTTTGAGCAATCTACGATGACTCTGGAGATTGAAACATCCAGAGCAATAGCGGCCCAAATTTTGCGTCACCGTTCGTTCACATTTCAAGAGTTTTCGCAACGCTATGCTGATTCTTCCCTACTCTCGAAGGAGATCCCCCTTCCAGAGCTCCGTCGTCAGGATACGAAGAATCGTCAGAACTCTATTGATGACCTTGATCCCTTTGAGGTTCAGATTCTAGAAAAACAGATGCAAACTTTGTTTGAATCTTCTATGTCTTTATATCAACAGATGTTGGAACGTGGAGTTGCAAAGGAATGTGCTCGTATGGTGCTTCCTCTCTGCACGCCAACTAGAATCTATATGACAGGCTCATGCCGTTCATGGATTCACTACATCAATCTGCGTTCTGCAAATGGGACTCAGAAGGAACACATGGATATTGCAGAGTCTTGTAAGAATGTTTTTATTGAACAATTCCCGACTGTATCCGAAGCATTGGAGTGGGTCTAATGGCAACATATCCTGTTAAGAACAAAGAAACTGGTGAAACCAAAGAAGTTATCATGAGTATTCACGACTGGGATCAGTGGCGTGAAGACAACCCCGAATGGGAAAGATACTACACTCCAGATAATGCTCCAAGTTTTGGTGAAGTTGGGGAATGGAAAGACAAACTCCATAACCGCAACCCAGGATGGAAAGAGGTTCTGAAGAAGGCTGAAAAGGCTGGTGCAAATCGACAATCACTTATGTAAGGAATTATGGCAAGAAGGAAGAGAAATCAAGAAGATCCCATTGGAGTGGGGATGACGGCGAAACAAATGCGTCGTAAAAAACCGATCAACAGTGACATGTTGGTTGACATTGAGCCTTTGACAGAGAATCAGGAAAAACTCTTTAAGGACTACGATGAGGGTAAAAACATCTTTGCATATGGTGCTGCTGGTACTGGTAAGACCTTTATCAGTCTCTATAAGGCCCTTTGTGATGTTCTAGATGAGAATACTCCATACGAGAAACTCTATATCGTCCGTTCCCTCGTTTCGACCAGAGAGATTGGATTTCTCCCTGGAGATCATGATGACAAGGCTGCTCTGTATCAGATTCCATATAAGAACATGGTTAAGTACATGTTCGAGATGCCTACCGATGCAGACTTTGAGATGCTTTATGGCAATCTGAAGACTCAAGAGACTATTTCCTTCTGGAGTACATCCTTTATTCGTGGCACCACGATGGATAATTGCATCGTTCTTGTGGATGAAATGCAAAACTTGAATTTTCATGAACTTGATAGTATAATTACCAGAGTTGGTGATAACTGCAAGATTGTTTTCTGCGGTGATTCTACACAAACTGACCTTACCAAGTCATATGAAAGAAACGGTATTCTCGATTTCAAGCGTATCGTTGAAATTATGCAAGATGACTTTGGTGTAATCGAATTTGGTATCGACGATATCGTGAGATCTGGGTTAGTTAGAAACTATTTGGTTACAAAACTTGCCCTTGCTTTATGACGTTTGTTCATCTCAATAAACTAGCAGACTTTGAACTCGATGCTAAACTCATAGATGGTGTTAGGTATTACGATGTAAATAGTAAACCTTTCCCATCTATCACTTCTGGGACTAGTTTTTATAATCGTCAAGTCTTTATTGACTGGCGTAAAAAGGTTGGTGAGGAAGAAGCCAATAAAATTACTACCGTCGCTACACGAAGGGGTACAGATTTCCATGAAGTCTGTGAAAAGTATTTGTTGAATGAAGATGTCCGATCAATGGATATTCTTCCTACGACAAAGGCACTATTCCTCTCTGCGAAGCCTTCTATTGACAATATAAATAATATACATGCTTTAGAGAAACCCTTATATAGCGAATATTTTGGTATCGCTGGAAGGGTGGACTGCATTGCAGAGTATAATGGTGAACTTGCCATTATCGACTTTAAGACTTCGAAGAAGATAAAACCAGAAAAGTGGATCCAACAATATTTTGTTCAGGAGACCGCTTACGCCTGTATGTACTATGAGATGACAGGCATTGCTGTTAAGAAACTGGTGACCATCATGGCCGCCGAAAATGGAGAATGCCACGTTTATGAGAAAACAAACAAAAGTGACTATATTAAACTTCTTACCAAGTACATCAAAGAATTCGTCACACACAAACTTGGAGAGTATGGAGAAAGACGTTAACGACCTACTCAGAGAAAAGTTTTTATGCCAGAATAGATTTACTCAAGACATTGAGAATCTTGTTCGCAGTTCAGACTTAAATTATATCGAAGCAATCATTGGATATTGCGAAGAAAATAACATTGAGTTTGAATCTGTTGGTAAATTAATTTCTAAACCTCTGAAAGAAAAACTCAAAGTTGAGGCAATGGAACTCAACTATCTAAAGAAAACTACCCGATCTCGTTTACCGTTGTGATGACACCTCTTGAAGTCTATCAAACTTACTTAGCCTTCAAGAATCATTTTACTAAGGACAATTACGACTATTTCAGGTATTGCGGCAAAACAAAAGCATCTAAGGCTTCTTTTAATAAAAGAAAGGATAGATATTTCTTTGAGAGGATGTCTAGGAAGAAGTCCGATGATGAAATTCAAAGATTTTTTCTAGCAAACTTCAGTCAATCTCAAGATCCACAACGACTGTGGATTGGAGAGATTATTGACAGTGGAGATGCTGTTTATACCGAATGGTTGAAGAAAATTCAAAGTCTAAAATATTTGTTTAAGACTGAAGCAGAGGTCTTTATCAATAAAGAAAACTTTGATAAAATGTTCTCAGTCTCTGGTGGATCTCACTCAGATGTTCTTAAAAAACATTTAAAGGGTGCTATTTCTCTGGAGACTCTTGTTCTTCTTGATATGATTCTTGGATTCTCAAAACGCCATGACAAACAGTTGTTTGATCCAGTGTGGGAAACCGTAAGTTTTAAAATGAAGAAGTACAAACCATTCCTAAATATCGATATCAAGGATTACAAAG